CCCGACTGAGCTTTACAGGGTCTTCGAGCTAGCGGAACATCTTGGTCAGACAGTTAGCACGATTTTGGCAATGACGCCCACTGAGTTCCAACATTGGTGGACGTTCTTCAGTATAAGGGCGAAAAGGCAAGAGCGTGAGCAATCCAGATCCAATCGTAATCCACCTACAGGCCAAAGACGACGGCGTTAACGAAGTCTTTGATAGTGCTACTCGCGCTACAAAAAAGAATGAAAAAGCAGTTCAAGACACTCTCAAGCGGATGAATCAGTACCGCAAAGAGCTTGGGATGTCTCAGCAGCAGCTTCAGCTATACAAGCTGGCTCAGTTAGGCGCTACGAAAGAGCAAATAAAATCAGCGAGAAGATTACAGCGACTCACTGAAGCAAAAGAGAAAGATATTTCAGTTAACAAGCGCCTAAACGGTAGCTTGCGTATGATCCGTGGTGGTTTTGGTCAGGTCGGCCACCAGCTCCAAGATATTACGATACAAGCACAGATGGGCACTGATGCGTTCATCATCTTGGGCCAGCAGGGTTCTCAGATAGCATCATTGTTTGGGTCGCGGGGTGCCATGTACGGTGCTGTCTTAGCGGTCGGCGCTGCATTCGTAACCTTCATGAAAAATACGTATGGAGCAGCTGATAGTTTAGAAGAGCTAAAAGAAGTAGGCCAAGAGATAGATAAACTTTTTGGCACTAGCTTGGCGATGAACGTAAAAGGTGTCAGTGATGAGTTAAGGCAGTTAGCGGAAGATTCTCAAGAACTAGCACTTACAGAGATACTTTTAGGTAATGCGGCTGCATCAGAAAGGCTGCAGGACGCTTACACACAGCTTAACGATGTTCTCTCATTTACTAGGACAAACACTCTCGAAACAAAAGGTGGAATGGATAAAATAGCTCTTTCCAGCGCAGAGTTAGCGAGAGAGCTGGGGATTAGTGAAGAGCAAGCCACAAGGTTATCGACAACATTCGATGGCTTAAAAACAAACGCTTTTGAGGGTCGTGATGCGTTCCTTGCTGTAGCCAATTCAATACTTGTTGCTTCAGATAGCGACAAATTCAAAGAGTTTGTAACTGAAGTTAAGGATTTAACAATACAAGCTGGTCACGCCAGCTCTCAAATTAAGAATTTAGCTGATTTAAGAAGTCAGTTAGAAGGTGGTGGTTTTTTACCCGAGGATGAGGGTCGTAGCAGAGATCAGCTACAGGCTATCATTGATCGCAACACCTTAAAAACGCTTGCTGGCGAAGATCAGATTAAAGCAGCAATGAAAGCACGCATCGACGAAACGATTGATGCGATGAAGAAGCTAGGTAAGTCTGAAGTAGAACAGAAGCAGATGAAACTCGCGCTTGAGGGCGAATTGAGTCGTCAGATTTCTGATATGCAGAACAAGCGTCTGCAAGAGTTTAATAAGCTAGATGATGCGCGTCAGAAGGATGCCGCAAACTTAGAAAAGAGTCGCGCTCAGGTTCGTGCAGTCCATAAAGAGGAGCTTACTGGCCTCGACGCAATCAATCAAAAGTACGATCTTAAACTGCAAAAAGTTGAAAATTTAGCGTCAAAAGAGCCAAGAATTTTGGCTGAAGCGTCAGCAGAGATTATTCAAATTAATGCAGATAGAGCGAAAGCTATAGATAAGTTTCATGAAGATGAGTATTTGTCTGGTGTTAAAGCTCTAGAAAAAGACCGTCAAGCGCACCTAGATCATCAAGACTCGATAAAAAAGATGATGGATGACGGCAAGAATGCCTTTATGCAGGATCTTCAAGCTCGTGCTTATGCTCTTGAGGTGGCTCTAGCAGAGAGAGCAATCAATGAAACTGAGCACACGGAGTATCGCAAGCAGTTACAGACTGAGTACGCGAATCACTTGCTAGAAGAGAATCTGAAGATTGTAGGCGGTCTGAAGCATGTAGAAGATAGCTTTGTTAATGCGTCTCATGCGTTCATTACTGGTGCTCAAAACGGCACTGAGGCTATCCAGCAGTTTGGTCGTGCGATTGTAGATGAGCTCATCAAGAGCCTTGTGCAGATGGGTGTTGAGCACGTCAAGCAGATGGTCATTAAGAAGCAAATTGAGGCTAAAGGGTTAGGTGCTTCTGTCGCTATGAATGCGGGTGCGATGTCGGCTATTGCGGCTGCGTCTGCTCCTGCGGCGGCTTTAGTGTCTTTGGCTACAGCAGGCGGTAACGCTGCCCCAGCGGTTACAGGTATGGGTACTGCATTTGCCGCATCACGCGCTATGTCGCTCGCATCGTTTGACGGTGGCGGCTTCACTGGCATGGGTGCTCGTGCAGGCGGTGTCGATGGTAAGGGCGGCTTCCCAGCTATCCTACACCCCAACGAAACAGTCATTGACCACACGCGAGGCCAAGGGCAAGGTATAACCATCATTAACAACATTGACGCATCAGGGAATCAGGATGTGGACGAGAAGATCGCTATCGCGGTTACACAGTCTTCACGTCAGACAGTCGAGCAGGTTCATAACATGATGCGTAGAGGCCGTATGTAATGGCAACCTACAACTTCCCTGATATCACGCCTACGAATCAGACGTTTGAGCTGGTCACTAACACACGGCAGTTTCAGAGTCCGACTAGTGGCGCGATACAGACGCTCTCGCGTAAAGGCTCGTTCTGGAAAACACGGATGACCTTTAGCAATCTGTCTGGTGATGATAGGGCCGAGCTACAAGCCTTTATTGCTAAGATGGATGGTCAAGTGCATCGCATGAGACTAGAGGATTACGGCTATGTTCGTAGAGGATCAGCTACATCACCTCAGAACCTATTAGTAAATGGCGCAGGTCAAACAGGCACGACTCTTATATTGGATGGTGCCACACCTAACGTAACAGACTTCTTTAAGGCTGGTGACTACCTATCGTTCAACAACGAATTGCATATGATCACGGCTGATGCTGATAGCGATGGCAGTGGTGATATTTCAGTGTTTGTTTCTCCTCCGATCCGTAAAGCAACTAACGATGACGATGAGGTACGGGTATTTAATCCGCTAGGCATCTTTATGATGACTAATGGGCCACGCTGGAATACTGAGTCTACCTATATTAGCTCTATCACTATCGAGGCCATCGAGGACGTTCTGGCATGAGTCGCGGCTTATCTACAGCGATTGTTAATGCACTCAAGTCTGACGTTGTCCGCCCTGTTACGTTCGCGAGGCTCGACTTCTCTAGTAGCACTATGTATCTACACGACAGTATCGGCACGTTTACTTGGGGTGGTAATGACTGGCTAGGTATTGGCGATTTTGGCTCTGTTTCTAGCATTGAAGAGGGTGCGGATATAGCGCCATATAATATAACTCTGACGCTGTCGGGTATAAATTCCACTATTGCAGATATTGGCACGGCAGGGACAGAAGATTACTTCTTGCGTGATGTAGACATCTACCTTGGCTTACTAGATGAAGACGAGGCATTGATCGAAGACCCTAATAAAATCTGGTCGGGCTTCATGGATGTGATGACCCTTACGGCTGGTACTCAGGGTGATGATCTCATACAGCTCACTTGTGAGTCAGAGATGGCAAAGATTAATCGCTCTCGTAATCTTAAATACACGCACGCAGAACAGCAGCGCGTTAACTCTAGCGATCTATTCTTCGAGTATCTGCACGAGATAACTGGCGTGAAGATTCTCTGGAAGGATAAGAACAGTGGCAATCTAGGAGTCGGAAATGGCTTTGGTGGAGGAGGCGGTGGCGGCGGTGGTGGAAGAGGTGACCCAAGACCAGACCCAAGCGACCTCCCCTAGTATCTTTGCCGCGCTCAATCGCTGGCAAAAGGGAGAGTTTCAGTACGGTACGCGAGATTGCGTGGCTTTTACTGCTTTCATGATTCGCGAATTGCATGGCGTCGACTACAGCCATGAGCTTGTCTATAACTCAGAAGAGCAAGCTAGCAAAATTATAGATTCGCACAATGGTTTTATGAGTCTTATCGACAGGGTTCTTGGTGATCCTGTTGACTATCCCATGGTTGGTCATCCCGTCATGTGTGATTTCCCTCGTATCGGATTGTTGATGGGAGTAAAATTGGGAGAGTCAGTGGCCGTTGTCACTAAGCACGGACTCACGACGATACCAGATAGATACATTGTAAGGAGCTGGGAATGCCAGCAGCAATAGCCGCTACAGTTACTTTCTTAAAAACTGTTGGTCTAGCAGTAGGCGGTCTCAGTATTAGCGCTGGAACAGCATTAGCTATTGGCACTGCTACTGTCGTTGCTGGCGCTATAGCGGCTCAAAAACTTATATCGTCTTTATATGCCGTTCCTAACTTGGATAGCGACCGCAGCCGTCAGGCAACTGTAAGAGGCACTGTAGAACCGCAGAAGCTTATCTATGGTGAGGCTTTGGTTTCTGGCCCTCTTAGCTTTGTCGGTGTTGCAGGTACTGATAATCGCGATCTGTATCACTCTATCGTTTTGGCGGGGCATCCTTGTGACTCTATCTCAGATATCTATTTTGATGACGAGCGTATTCCGAGTGCTCACATAGATGCTAATGGCGATGTCACTACAGGCAACTTTGGGCCAAAAGACGGCACGACGATTTGTGTAGTAAGAAAGCTGATAGGTGATCAGACTACAGCAGACTCCGTGTTAGACGCGGCTTTCTCTACGATTAATCCTAGCGAGCACATAGGCACCAATCTCACCTATATAGTGACTAAATTTACTCTGACTGAAGAGAGCCAAGAGACGTGGGATAAGTTTATGCCCAACGACATCAAGGCCTTAGTTAAGGGTAAGAAGGTTTATGACCCGCGTCAGGACAGCACTAGCACTTATTACGATGCGACCGTTGGTGTAAGCACTCAAAGGGCAAGCGATTCAACGACGTGGAAGTGGTCAGAGAACCCAGTCTGGTGTCTTGTTGACTATCTCACGGATAATCGTTTCGGCATGGATATTGACTTGGATCGCATTGATCTAAGTAAAGCCGTAGATGCTGCAGACATTTGTGATGCAACAGTAAACGTGCCTGGAGGATCAGAGAGGCGTTATACGTGTAATGGTGTCGTCTTTGGGACAACCACACATAAGGCCAATATCAACAAGATCCTTTCTTCAATGAACGGGATGCTTACCTATACGAACGGTAAGTACGTCATCAGAGCAGGCGCATTTGAAGCAGTCGGTATAGGCATGACACTGACTGAAGATCACATGACTGGCCCTGTGAAGCTCAAGACATCGTTCGAGCGTAACGAGCGGTTCAACACCATCACAGGTACATTTATTGACCCTGATAAGAACTACAAAGAGATGGAGTTCCCAAAGGTACAGATCACTAGTGCCTTTACTCGTGATAACAGTGAGGAGCTGACGCGAGAGCTGAAGTTAGGCATGACTAACAGCCGATACATGGCGCAACGGATTGCTCACAAGCTCATACAGCTCAGTGATCTACAAAAGGTTCTAACCTTTCCGACTAACTTAGCTGGCGTCAACATATCGGTCGGTGACCGCGTAAACGTGACGCTATCCGAGTTTGGCTACACGGATAAGACGTTCGTATGTTTAGGCTGGACGTTTAGTGAGTCAGGTAGTGGAGGTGTCAATCTCACGCTGCGCGAAGACGACTCTTCATCGTATTCAGATCTAGCAGTAAGCGGCTATTCCACGGTTACCCCAGCGGGAGGGATACAGCAAGGGTTCTTCGGTGTGCCTGATCCTAGCAGTCTAAGTGCGACAGCAGGCTTGAAGAACATTGAGCTAGATTGGACTAATCCAGCGAACATGACAGGTATCATTGCTATCGAGGTGTTTGCATCGCCCAACTCTAGCTGGTCTAGCGCAGTTAAGATAGGCGAGACGATTGGCACGCAGTTTATCCACGACGAGTCTAATGGCGCTGATGCTATCTCTGCGGGTGATCAGCGTTACTACTGGGTACGAGCACGACGGTTCCCATCGGGTGAAGGGACAGATGCCGTATCTGATAGAAACCCTGATAGCGACACCAGCACAATAAATGCAACGTGTGGCCGTGTAAATTGGTCGGATGTCGCTGGCTCGGACAATGCGCCCGAAGACAACGCAACAGAGAACACAGGTGCACTCGCTGACTTAAATCAAGTTGATACTGCACAGATAGCTGATAATGCTGTTACGTCAACGCAAGCTGATACCGACTCGCTAGATACAGCTTTGGGCAGTGAGTTTCCTACGAATGGGCTGTCACACTATTGGCCTTGTAACTCTGTGCAGGGCGACATTCTGATTGATGTCGTCGGCGGTGTTAACGCCACACAAAGAACAGCAGGCGGAGCAACGATCAGCACTGACTCACCTAGTGGCAAGTCATTTACCAACGGCGCTAGCAATGGCTTTACGTTGCTGAATGACACTCAAGCAGACGCCATTCAAACATCTAACGGTTTCGCATGGAGCATTTGGTTTAAGTCAGAGACGACTTCAGGTGACGGTGCAGGCCGTATTATTACGCGAGACTTTTCTGATAACTGGGGCGTTCAAGTTAAGCAAGACGAAGGCCCGAATCAGACAGTGCGTTTTTTTGGTGAGCCTGATGATGAGATTGTCTCTACAACTGTTGCGCAGGGTGAATGGCATCACATTTGTGTTGTCGAGGATGGTAGCGGTGATATTTTCGGGTATCTCAACGGTGAAAAAGTAACGTCAGCAATAACGTACACGCCAACGACAGAGCCACGGCCTGTTGTGGTTGGCTGTAACACTGAGTCAGGTGCAACAGGTAGCAATGCCTTTACGGGCAAGCTCACAGAGATTAGGGCGTATAACCGTGCTTTGACTGACACTGAAGTGCGTGCCTTGTATCGGGTGCCTAGCGCAAGCATCCCACAGGAGCTAGATGGCGAGCTAATTGTTGATGGCACGATTGTTGCAGATAAGATCCAAGCATCTAGCATTACAGTTGATAAGCTGTC